GTGTAAAAAGTCAACGGATCCCGCGGATCGAACATGAAATGCTGAATGTCCACGGTGGCCGGCAGGTTGTGCCAACCGGGCGTTTGCGCGTCCATGATGCCGCGCGCCACTTCGCGCACGGCTTTCTTTGCAGAAGTCGCTGCCAAGTTGCGGGTAATCTCAATGAGCTTTGCTGGTGCTGGGGCCATCGCGCTGGTGCCGGCTGTTGCCGTAGAGCTCTTCAAAGTCTGGCGACTGCCTTCCGAGCAACGGAAAGCCGTCGTGGTATTCATCGAGTCAGGACGCACCTTGATGACAGCACGCTGCGCGTCATTGAGCCAGCGCACCAACTCATTGGCAGGCCAGCGCACCGAAGTTTGGTCCTGCAACAGGTCCGTGGCTCGGTGAATGATCGATTGGGCGGTGATGGTCATGGCAATTCCTACTGCGAATGCAGCAAGAATCGCCTGGAATTAGTCGGAGTCAACGGAGTAACCGTGAAGGGCCTGGTGATCAGGTCAAAGTGCCCAAGGCAGTGCCGCCTGTCGGAGCATTTTTCAGGGGAAACCTTCAATATCTATGACTGCAGTGCAATGCAGAGGGCTTCACTGCGCGTCGCCAAAGTACAACAGCCTTACGCGCGCCGCTTGATCAATTTACGCCAGCTTGGCAAAATCCGGCCCCTGCTAGATTCATTCTTCGATGCAACGAGTAACCTTGCATCGCATTCATCCACGGATCAGCTAATCCCATGCCAACCTGTAACCCAACCTAAAGTACGCTCCACCGCCCTGGCTGGATGTGTGCATCACTTCAGCCCAAGCGGAGCACTCCTACGTCTTCTGCCCTGGCTGATTGCCGAGGCTTTTTTTTGGAGTGTGCCAATGCGTACCAAAAGTCTGGGTGGGCCCGCGCGCGAGTCTGTTGCCAACGGCTTCGTGAAAGGTCGCAAGCCTATTTGCCGACCACGTAACCCGATGGTTGCGGCCCTTGTTGTCCGGAAAACGTCGTCGGCCGGCGGCAGACACCTGCAATCCAAAAGTGCTATGCGAATAGCACTGTCAAAAACTTGCTTGATGAACTGGTGGCCGCACAGCTGGACCACCGCAGCAACGGCCGTTGAATCGAAAGATCATGATGGAATCCAATGAAGTATTGCGCGCGCAAATCGGCGCGCGTAGCGAACGCCTGCGACAGATCGCGGTAGAGCTGAAGGCGGAACTGTTTGGTATTGACGAGGTCATTGATCGCGTCATTGATGCCGTGCGTGCCTGGTACGTGCTGCCCGACATCATCACCCGCCCGGTGATCGTCAACCTCTGGGGGCTCACCGGCACGGGCAAGACACAGCTCACGCGCAGTCTGGCCAAGAAGTTAGGTTTTTATGACCGCCTGATCGAAGTCCAGATGGACGGCTTTTCCAATGGCGGTGGTAACACCATCAGCGCCATGCTGTCGGAGTCGGGCATTGTGCAAGGCACCCCGGGAATACTCGTCCTGGACGAATTCCAGCGCTTCCGGACCGTAGATCGCGACGGCAGGGACCGCAAGATTGAACGTTACATGGATGTCTGGACACTGCTGTCCGATGGCAAGCTGCCGCCCAACTTCAGCTTTCTGGGCGAGTTGGAAATGAAACTTGCGGAGGCGGTCTACCGCGAGGAACGCAAGCGCATCAAGTCCTTGGAAGGCGATGAGGGCGAAGATGATGACTTCCACCATCTTTTTGGTTCGAGCAGTCCCAAGGCCGATTCGAAATTCAGCCTGTCACCGTACCAGGCGAAGGATTTCAAGGAGACCTTGAAGCTCAAGGAGGCAGTTGTCGAAATCATGACCTGGTCTCCGACGGACCTGCATGCTAGGTTGATTGCTTTCAAAAATGACCCGCAGGTCTGGGAGACGGACTTTTCGAAGCTTTTGATCTTCGTGAGTGGGAACCTCGACGAGATGTACGCCAACATGGCAAGCCGTGTTGAGGATTGCGATACCGACGCGAATGTGTTCCATGCCATGACCCGCACGCTGTCGGTCATCGATGTGAAGCGTGCCTTGAGTGAGCGCTTCAAACCGGAACAGATTGCACGCCTAGGAAATAACCACGTCATCTACCCCAGCCTGGACCGTGCGACCTACGAAAAGATCATCGATGTTGCTGTGGCCCGCTACTTGCTGGAAATTGCATCCACTTCTGGACTGCGCTTCGTGGTGACTGATGCTGTGAAGGCGCAGATCTATGCGAATTCGGTGTTTCCGGCACAAGGGACTCGTCCAGTGTTTTCTTCCGTGCACAGCCTGTTGAGTGCTCCGTTGGTCAGCTTTACACTGTGGGCGCTGGAGCATGGTGCACAGCCGGGACAGGAGCTGACCATTGATGTGAATGCCAGTGCCGGCATCAAGAATCTGGAGGCGCGCTGGGGGAGTTTGACCCATCAGATTACAGTCACCTTTGAGATCAACCACCTGCGCCAACGTACCGATCCCAACATGCGCGCTGTCTTGGCCGTGCACGAGGCCGGACATGGCCTGGTGTACGCGCTGCTGTTCAGACAACCGCCACAAGAGATCCGCATCAACATGGCCACCTTTGGGGGTGGATATAACAGCTTTACTAGCCTGAAGGTGAATTCACGCCGGAATCTCTTGGACGGTATCTGCGCTGCACTTGCAGGCCGTGCCGCTGAAGAAATGGTGTTTGGGGCGGAGGCGCTTTCTTCTGGCAGCCAAAGTGATTTGAAGCACGCCACGACACAGATGGCCTCCTATATTCGACACAGTGGTTTTGGCGAGCGCATCAGCCATGTGGACGTCAGTACACAAGCGGATGAAGGCATCAACACCGATGTGGCCAGCACCAACGTGGAGATCGAAGCAGGCCTGGTTGCACAGTACCAGCGTGCGCGCGTCATCCTAGAAGACAACCGTGGAGTATTTTTGATGATGGTCAAAACCCTGATGGATGCGGGTGAAATGGGAGCCGACCAGATACGCCAATGGGTTGGACTGGCGAATGCACCGCATCGCGATGTGCTGGAGCCTTATGAGTCAAATTTGGAAACGTTTGTCCAGCGGAGTGCGGCCAATCGGGCATCTAGACACCTCAGAGCGTAGCAGCCATTGCGTAAGCCAAGTGGAGAAATTCCGAAGTTACGATTGGGCAATGAACCGCTCGGACCTCATCGACGAATTGGCAGCGCGCTTTGTCAACCTGACCAAGAACGACACAGAGTTTGCCGTCAACACCCTGCTTGATGCCCTGCAAGATGCATTGGTGGCCGGCCATCACATAGAAATCCGTGGCTTTGGCAGTTTTTCGGTGAGCCACCGTGCAGCCCGGGTCGGTCGCAATCCCCGCAACGGCGAAAGTGTTGCCGTCCCCGAGAAAAGAACGGTCCGCTTCAAACCCGGCAAGGCGCTGCGCGAGACCGTCGACAAATGAACCACGACAAGCCCTTGCTAAAACAGCCAAACAAAGTTCCGTGGAGCTCGACCATGCGCGTGACTGCCACCCAAGCCAAAAACCGGTTCGGCGCCATTTGCGCTCAGGCCAAAATCGGGCCGGTTTTTGTTGAGAAAGGTGGGCACATTGACACGGTGATCATGTCCGCCGAGCAGTTCAAGGCTCTGCAGACTGCCGCGCAATGCACGCCCCATGTACAAGGCAAGGCCCAGTTCAAAAAAGCGCATCAAGCCTGGTTTGCAGAGCAAAACGCTCGTTTCCAAGCCAATGGCCTGTGGTTCGACGACCTGAAACCATCCGTGGTCGATTGACAAACAAGCTCAAATCTTGATAATACACACATATACGTGTGTACAGGAGAATTGGTCATGCAAACCGCGATCAGCCGCGTCTTCATGAACGGCAACAGCCAGGCCGTGCGGATTCCGCAGGAGTTCAGACTTGTCGGCAGCCGGGTTGAAATATCTCGCAATGCCGAAGGCGACCTGGTACTGCATCCCATGCCCACGGACCGCGGTGCAGCCCTACTCGATGCGCTGAACGCCTTCGACGACGAATTTGTCGCCTTGCTTGAAACCGGACAAACAGAGCAACCGCCCATGCAGGACCGGGAGTCGCTGTGACCTACATGCTCGACACCAACATCCTGATCTACCTGATCAAGAACAAGCCAGCCAGTGTTGCTGATCGAATCAATGCTTTGGACAGTAGCGTCGAACTGTGCATGTCATTTTTTACCTTTGCCGAGTTGCTCAAGGGCGCTGAGCGCAGCACCCGTAAACCGGATGTGCTGCGCCGCATCGATGAACTCACGCGTGTGATACCGGTGCGTTACGCTGTCGACAGGGATCTGTGCGCGCACTACGCCGTGCAGTTCACCCAACTGCGCGCAGCCGGTACACCCATTGGCGCCAACGATCTCTGGATCGCTTGCCACGCGCTGGCCATTGAAGCCACCCTGGTTACCAACAACACCAGTGAATTCAAACGAGTGACAGGACTCCAATTGGAAAACTGGGCCAACTAAGTAATCGATTTTTCAGGGCATGCGCCGAACTCTCAGCCCGTCAGCAATAAGTCCTGCCACTAAACACCCTAGCCGCCCCCTGCCCCCGTGCAAAGTGCATCGCCACCGTGGCCACCCGCTGATTGAACAGCGCCTTGTTGATTCCGGCCAGAGCCGGATCCGACCACGCAACCCCCGCCATCATCTGCAAGGTCGCCAAGGCACCCTGCGCGATCTCCTGCACATAAGGGCTCGCCACATCGGTCTCGATGCTGCTGGCATTGAAACTCGGCGCCAACGCCATGTCCACCTCGATGCTGTCGCCCCTGGCGCGCAGCGGATGCACATCCAGCGTCAACTTGTCCTGGGTGAATGAGAAATCAGCCCCGCAGCCCTGGCGCACCAACTGCAAGCCACGCTGGGTATCCACCAAAAGGTATTGCAGCCCATTGACCGCAACAGCCATCAGCTTCACAGCTTGAGTCTGGCTGGGAAGATCCAGATCAAACCGGATATCCATCCCATTGGCTTCAACCGCGTCCAGCGTGCGAACCCAGCAAAGCGTCCCGCGACAGAACTCGATGGCAGCTTGCCGGATGTGCAAGTCCAGTGTGGGATTTGGACACCCCGGCACGCTGGGTAACACCCAGGAGTAGAAGTCAGACCAGATCATGGCTCTTCATACTGGCGCTGCAAGATGTAGCGCAGCTGCTCACGAATCTTGGTATCTGTCATGCTGTCCAGCGACGACCTGGCCAAACCGCGTTGGTGCGCCAGCTCCCGCAAGGCATCACCACTGAGCCGGTTCGGAAAATCCCGATCCGTTGCCCGCACCGGCACGGCTTCCGCACCCACGGTAGTTTCAGCCTGCACCTCAGGGGTTTCGCCCTGTGGCTGCAGCATCAGTTGCTCCACCCCCTGCTTCTTCAATTGAAGAATCTGGCGCTTGCCCATGCTCAAACAGCGTCAATGTTCAAAGGCGGTGGCGCCACCATCAGGGTGACCCGAATCCGGGCACCGACAGCCAAGGTTGCCGCTGCCGTGGTGACCTTCAGGCCAAAGCCCCGATCACTCAAGCTCGGTGCACTGAGCAGCCCTGCGGCCACCGCGGCGTGCGCCACACCACCAGCCTGGCCCACGGTACTGGCATCAATGAACTCGGCCCCGCAGGTTCGGCTTGAATCTGCCTTGGCATAGTCCCCGCTCAGAATGCCGGCATCCAGCACCAGAGTTGGCGCAACGTCGGTATCGAGGTCTTGTGTTGCCACAATCAGGTCCAACGCAATGGTGTCGGCCGGATAAGCCCCGAACTCGATCACGTCGTTCACCGCCAGGGTGGCCGGAACCACAAACTCACCGGTAATGGCCATCAGGTCGTTGGCTTCGTCCGCACTGGCAGCGCAAACACCGGCCTTGACTTGTTTGGATTGGTAAAGTGCCATGTCAATTCTCCTTAAACAGCGGCGGTAAATGCAGAATCAACGGTGATCATCCCGTAATCCATGCCGTTGAACTGGGTCTTGTCGACCCCAAAGATCATCTCGAAGAACAGGATGTGATCGTGCTTGCGGTCATCCGTATCCTCGTCCAGGCTGACCGACATGCCGTCTGCCATACCCTTGGTGCCATGCGCCGTCACGACTGCGTTGGAACCCAAAAACAAAGAACGCGCTGCCGGCAGGTCACCACCACTGCCAAAGTCCGAGAACTTGACGCAGGTTTCCATCTCATCGACCAGGATGCCGTTGTACATGCCAGCGCCACCCTTGAAGATCTCGGCGTCCTTGCCAATCGAGGACACAAGGGCCTTTTGCGATTCAAACCAGCCCTGGGCGCCAGAGTCGTCCCGGATGTCCTGCATCACCTCGGGCGAGACCGACAGAATGAAGACATCACGCCCACCCTTGTTCACCGGCGTCATCTTGACTGCCTTGTCGGGTGCGCCGCCAAGCATCTTCTTGGCCTTGGTGCGCAGTTTGTTGATAGTGGCCAGGGTCAGTTTGTCGGTACTGGCCAGTGTTGCCTTGGTTTTGTCACCACCGGTGCCGACAAAGTAGTGCGATGCGTCCGGTGTGCGCAGAGCATTGGGGTAACCCACGTACTCGGTGCCAAAGTGCTGGATTTCATCACCGGTACCGCGGGCACCAGAAGCTGCCATGCAGATTACTTCTTCATAGAGCTCCTTGATGTACTCGGTGAGCTTTTCTCGACCCTGGCGTGCCAGGTTGAAGCCGACACGGGACTGCTCAATGCGGGCGCCGACGTTCACGCCATGGCGGAACTCGTTGATGCGCATGGAATGCGAGCTGTGCGAGAGCTTGAATTCAGAACCGGCCAGCTTCTTGCCCTCGGTGATGGGTTGACCTCGCAGTTTGGCCACCAGTGCGGTGGTCACTTCGTCAGCAGCACCTTTTTCGAGGTCGGTTTTCTTGACGATTGCGCTGCGTGAGCCCTCAGGCCCTTGCATGCGAGCAAAGTACTGCGTCTTGGCAGCGTCTTCAGCCACCGCTGCCGCCCAGGCTTTGCGCTTGTTGGGGTCAGTCGGCAAAATAGTTGTCCGTGCCATGGCGAATCTCCTTCTTTAAGCACCGACGCACTGCTGCGCGTCTGATTTGAAGTGTGGGAGAGTTTTTTTCGGAGTCAACACCGGGGCACAAGCGGCCACCCTGAGGGTTTTCGGTCAAATTTTGGAGCAGATGCTGGAAAACTCGACGGTAAGGCTTGACGCGCCAATTCGTCGCCAGAGACCGGTCATTGCTTGCAATAGCCTAACGACTTCCACAGAGCGTGCCTTGCGTTGTCTGTGCTTGGTCAGGCCTCTGTTTGGATATACAATCAAAAAAGATATCTAATCAAGGGTCAATCATGCAGATCGGAAAATGGGGAAACAGTTTGGCGGTGCGCTTGCCGGGTGCGCTGATTCAGGAATTAGGCATTGCCGAGGGTGACGAGATTGAGTTGGTGCCTGAGAAAGCCAAAGCCGCGAAGCCCCGGACCTTCAAAGTTAGAGTTGCCCCTGGAAAACTTGATCGCTTGCAACTCATGCGACACTACCGCGCACCTTTCCCACAAGGATTCAAGTTTGATCGCGAAGAGGCCAATGCCAGATGAAGTGTTTCGTCGATACCAATGTCCTGATCTATTGGGTCGATGACGGTGCGCGCGCGGATACGGTAGAAGATTTGCTTGCCGGCAACGCTGTCATCAGCGTTCAGGTGCTCAACGAGTTCGCCAATGTGCTGATCAAGAAGCGGTCAATGTCACTGATCGATGTCACGAAACTCAGCGAAACCCTGATCGACGTTTGTCAGGTCTTCAACCTCAGCGTACATGTGCATCAAGTAGCACTGATGCTCATGGCGAAGTACAAGTTTTCACTGTATGACGCAAACATTGTGGCCGCGGCTGGTCTCAGCGGCTGCGAGGTCCTGTACAGCGAGGACATGCAGGATGGTTTGAACGTCAAGATGCCGCCCGTGGCCGGTGGGAGGGTGTTTTCCATCAAGAATCCGTTTCGTACTACCGGAACGACTTAGGCGACAAGGTTTAGGGGAATGGGTTTTTTCAATCTTTTGTGGAATTGACCGTAGACCTAGGCCACATGCGCCATGTAGCGTCGTTGGCCTGTGCGGTGCCCAAAGCGAGTTCTTGTCGGCGGCAACTGCGCAGAATTTGTCTTCAGACGACAGCCAGATAATTTTCAATTGAGAGCCTCACAGCCCATGCTTAAAGACGAGCGCCCTCACTCCTCATCCACCAAACTGCGCCGCTGCTGCGGTGACAGCTTGGCAAATGCATCCTGGTACGCCTGCCCTGACAGCCGCGACATCTGCTCGATCACATCACCATTGGAATTCGGCGTAGACGCCACCGGCAACCCCCGCAACGTGATCGGCGCCTTCTCCGCAGGCTGCCGATCAGCAACTTTTCCCGGTGCCGCTGGCGCCACTGGCGACGCAGCCTTAACCACCTTGACATCTTTCACAGCTTGAGCGGCCGCAGCCGGTGCAACCACCGTCGCGGCAACCGCCGCCTCCACCTGCACCTTCCCCACCCCACCCCGCAACGCCATCACCACCCGGTGCGCCTCATTCACCAGATCACCAAATTCCAAAGCCGCATTGTCCGGATCAGCCTGCAAGGTACGCAGCGCCACATCGAAGTTCTTTTGCGCCTTGGTGTCCTTCGAATAGTCCACATCCGCCTTGGCCCGTGCAATCAGCCGGCGAATCTCCAACTGCTGCATGGCCTGCTGATTCTGCACATTGGCTTCGCTGAGCGTTTCAGAACGAATCCGCTGCGCCGTCAAATCTTCCAGCGCATTGGAAACCCGCGACTCGATGACAGAGAACGCATCCAGATCGAGCTCACCATCAATGAGCTTCTTCATAGCGAGGGCTTTTTCTTTCAGTAGCGCGCCACGCTGCGCCTGGTAGTCCGCCGGCAGTTCCGTCTGGTACGTCGGAATCTGGGGCTCTGGCGCCTCTTTGGCGGTTTCCTTGACAACATCTTTCGGCGACTCTGCCGCCGCGGACTGCGGCTCTTCAGCCGCCTGCGCAGTCGCGTCCTCAGTCAGCCCTTGCTGATCACCATCCGTCCCCTTGGATTCGGCAGCATCAATACCCTCCCCGCCCGGCTTCTGCGCATCCGAAGCCGCAGCAGCCTCCTTGTCAGGCGGTGCATTGGCAGCATCGGAAGTATCGGCAGTCGCAGCAACCGCCACCACCTCATCCAACTCCTCGATAACTTCCTTCGCGCCAATCACCTGCGGATCAAACTCATCATCGCCAAACGGATCCAGTCCGGCAGCACGTTCACGTGCAATGTCGGCCAGTGCGTCAGTCTCAGTGGGGGTTGCTACAAGGCTCATGATGTTCATTCCTTCAAGGTTGGTTTAAAAAGTTGGGATTGGGTTTGCTGCAACTGGCGCTTGCACACCATCAGCGCGCGGCGTCTGAATGCCAGCCATCGCCCCATCAGCCTGCTGCGCCGGCGGGATAGTTGTCGTCATGCCTGGCGCCGCTGCCGTCACGTTGGCCCGCGCCACCGCCGGATCAATCACCGGCCCCGGCGCATTCGAATCCTGAAAGCCCGCCGCTTTCAGCAATTCATCGGCAATCGGCGTGATGCCTGGCGCCACTGCCAGCACCTGGGCTGCCTGCGCACTCATGTACAAGCCCTCCAGCCGTTTGGCCATCGCTTCAGCTTCAAGCTTCTCACCCTTGGCTTTAGACTCCCGGATGCTGGCCTTGATCTGAGCCATCTGCGCCTCGAACTGTGCTTGCGCCACCTGTTGCTGCTGTTGCTTGGCCGCCTGCTGCTCAGGTGTTTCCTTGCCATCCGGGTCAGACTGACCGTTGACCTGGCGAATCCGCTCCAGAATCGCTTTCTTGCGTGGCAGGTTCGGGTGCATCTCAAACACCACATCGAGCATGCCCACCACCACCTGGGGTGCAGAAGACGCCAATTGCGACAGCACCTGCATCAATGAGTCAAATGCCGCTTCGGCATACGAAAGCTTCCAGGCCTGCTCACCAATCACGAAGCTTGCCTTGCGCTGGGTGATGTCATTCAGGAAGGTGCCGTCATCCTGTGGTTGGTTCAGCTTGGCATAGTCGTACCTGTTGCCTTCATGGGCGACTCTGATCGTCAAGGGCTGGGTCAAGAACTGCTCTGCCAGGCTGAGCGTAATCTCCCCTTCCATCTGCCGGGCAAACAGCAGGTTGTCAAAGAGTTCCATGGTCAGCAAAGTGCCCTGCTCCTGCTTGGCCATCACTGCCTTGCCGCTGATCACATTGGAACTGCGACCCATGTTGTCGGCGTTCACGCCTGACATATTGCGAATCGACGCACTGTCGTTTTGCGCCATCTGTAGCTGAAACTGGGCCCGGCTCTCGTTGCCGCGCTCCTGCACCTTGCCGCCGGAAAGCGCCCCATTGGCAAAGACTGCAGTGCCATCGGGTGAATCAAGTTCCCGTCTGATCTCAGCCAGGTCCATCACTTCCGCGTCAATGGCGCCGACTTCCATCTTGATCTGGTTGGCACTGGCCTCGTACAGACTGCGGCTCATCCGGTGATTCAGCGCCTCCTGCGGTCCCAGCAGCGGCAGGATCGGTGAATACGGCATGCCGGTGCGCTTGTTCCGATAGGCCCAGACCGGAATGAAAGGAAACAGATCGTGCTTGAACGGGCTCCAGGCCTCGATCAAGGTATCTTTCTCGGTCATCACCGCACAGCACATGCGCCAACTGACACCATCGGCCATGCCGGTAACGGGGTGCAGCTGGGCTTGTGGCTCCCGGCTCCAGCACTCGATCAGCAGAATGCGCTCCCTGGGGTTGAACAGATCAACGGGCCGTGCCGTCATGTAGTCCAGTTCATCGCCATTGCCGGGATTGAAAGAATCCATACCAGCCAGAAGACCGGATCCACCGAGCCAGTCCCTGAAGATCGTGACATCGTCGCCGGTTTGCACGCAGCGGTCGATCTGGATTTTCTTATTCGGGAAGAGAGCTTCGGCCACATCCCGATCCACGACCTTGATGCGAAACAGGTAGCGCGCATCGGACAGATCGCGCTTGGACCCTTGGCTGTCATAGAGGATGTTGCGCCAGGATTCGGCGCCAATATAGATCGGCGGCCCGGACAGATCACCCCGCAAGCCCACTTCCATCCAGCCAAGACCTGCCTTGAAGGCATCTTCAATCGCATAGGAACGCTCGAACACCGCCCGGTTCGCATCATCCAGGTACTTCAGCAGCTTGGTTTTGAGGGTCGCATCGTCGCTGGCAGCTTCACCTTCATCGGCAGCCACCACCACAAAGTCCACCCGGCTCTTGCGCTCGGTGCCGATCAACCAGTCAATGGTCGGCTTGACCTCATTGAACACAACCGGGTTCTGACCGCGCTCTCGCACCCTTTCGGCATCTTCGTGTTCCCACTGGGTACCGTCATAGAAACCTTCGCACTTGGCCATCATGGCGCGGTTGGACGCCTGCCGTGATGCTTCCGCCAGAAACCAGCTCTTGCGCTTATCGTGGCGTGCACGCACTGAGGCGTCATCCATTTTCAGGGTCGGGGCCTTCATACCAGCGCCTCCGCCAATCCCTTGCCTGTGTGCTTCTCGGTGGCAACAATTTCCCACATCTTCTGGCTTTCCAGATCAAGCCGGATGTGTCGTGGCGTGACCGGCATCAGAACCAGGTCCGGTGCAAAGGTGATCACCACCTCACACAGGGCGTGCAGGGCTTGCCTGTCGTTCTTGTCCTTGCCCATGACCATCAGCGCTTCCCGGGCTTCCCGAAAGCAATGCGGGCTGGGGTTGCCGGTGCAAGTGCCATCCGCGTTGAACCCCACAAACTCGGTAATGGCCCGCCGACCGATGACCCAGACGCCGCAGTCTACATAGCCCTGCAAGAACACATTGGTCGCCGGCCAGATGCACAGGCAGGGTTGTGATTTCTTGCCCTCGCCGATCCATTCCAGCGAGACATTGAAGCCCTTGCGGGTAGCCTGCTTCCAAGAATGCCGGTGCCCGACCGCAAAGACGGGTTCACCAGATGGCGACAGAATGGGTGACAGATGCATGGCTACCTCCAACTACGGGTTCGTTGCTTGAAGGAACCAATGGCATCGTTGGATGCATTGCTCATCAGATCAATGGCCTGGCCCAGATACCGAAAGGCATCCGCTCCATGGCTGTACTCGTCATGCCGCGGGGCGCCTGGCTCATTGGTGGCCTGATTGACATCGCGCCGGTAGCGTTTCAGGCATTCCAGCAAGCGGGCTGTCTTGCCCTGATCGAAGTAGCAGCGTGGCCACAGCAGTCTGGCCGCCTTGATGCCTTCTTCCACACTGGTCTGGGGCAGAACATGGGTTTTGCGCTTGAGCTCACCCAGCAGTTCTTCCGTGCTCTTGCCGGTCTGGAAGTTTCTGGTCCGACCGTCATGCGGGATGTAGTCCGTGCCGAAGCGGTACGGACGCCTCTCCAACTCCGCAACGTACCAGTCCAGCGTGCGGTTGTTGTCTTCGATGTAATCGATCAGCCGCACATCCATCGGGGTGCGCTGCACAAAGATGATCGTCATGGCATCGTTCCAACCCAGATCCCAGACGGTGTGCACTGGCAGCATCGGGTCGTACGGAACCAGTCTGACCCTGCCATCCTTGAACACGGCATCGATCTCGTGGCGGTAGATAGCACCTTCAGCCACCCGGCGCGGTTTGCCTTCCCAGATGTGCTCATAGCTTTCGGGATCACGCGCCTGCGCCTTGATCCGTTCTTGCTCCAGGACTTCCGGAAACCAGGGGTTGTCACGCCAGTTGACCTCGCATAGCCAGGTATCAGGACTGGGTGCCGCAATGAACCTGACATAGGTTTCATCGGTATCCATGTCGGGGTTGAGCGTCAACCAGATTTCTGAATCGGGCTTGCGGATGGTGGGAATCAGGACATCCCAGCTACGCTTTGAAACCCCGTGTGCCTCCTCGACCCAGCAGCGGTCTACGCTCTCGTAACTTTTGATCGAATCAACCGTGTGCGATTGCAAACCGCAGAACAGGAACAGGCTGCCGTTCTTGCCGCGGATTTCAGTCTCCAGCACGGTGAAGAAATGCGCCAGTCCAAGTTCTTCAACCTGGTCCGACAGCAACCGGTGCACAGAGTCCTTCATCGACTTCTGCACTTCCCGCGCGCACAGGATGCGCAATGGCTCCGCACCGGATGCCATCAGCAGCAAAGCCTTGGCCACCGACCATGATTTGGCACCACCGCGGCCACCATAGAGCACTTTGTAGCGACTGGGCGCAAACAAGGGTTTGAGCTTGCTTGGAAACCGGATGTCGAGCACATCGTCATCCGGCTTGAGCATTGCTGCTGGGACTGCGCTCACGGCTTGCCGTCCACAAAGCTGATTCGCACACGGTGTTCAACCGGGCTCTCGCTGTCACCTTGCACGGTAGTGCGTTCACCATAGCGTTTGGGATTGGCTGCTTTGGCACGCCAACGGTAATGGGCTGCTACTTCACGGGCTACCGAGATGGTTTCCTTGTCGGCGTTCTCCAGGGTCTCCAGGGCTTTATCGTCATAGGCTTGGGCAGCCTCAACTCGCGCACGCGCGCACGCCTGAGAGCGTTCGGAATTGAGCTCAATCCAATCAAACAATGATGCGACGCTGACACCCAGTGTGGCTGCAATGACCCGAAACGAATCACCCTGTACAAGTTTGTCGCAGATCGCTTCGGTCCCGGCGGCGTCGAGCTTGGCTCTGGCCGTTGCGGGCTTGGTCTGCTTCTTGGGCTCGCCGGCAACTACCGCCTTCGCAGCCTTGCGCGTCGACATGAACACATCTCCAGAATTGTTTCGTTCTGAAAAGTGTCAGGGGCAATGGTTCGGAGTCAACGGGTGGGGGTGCCTGCTGGAAACTGGGAATCGAAGGCGCTCAGTCAGCCGCAAATTCAAGACAGTCTTGCTGGCTGTACGATACCCCGAGCTTCTTCCTTGAATGTCTGACATGAACAAACTCTCTGTCGCTGCAACACTTCTGCTCGCTGTGCTACCAAGCGCGATACTGGCAGTACCACGTGAATTGCCCGTCTTCAAGGCCTTGTGCATCAGCGAAAAGGAAGCCGGCTTCAACTGGAAAGCAGGCGAATGGGACTATGCGAAATTCAAGCCTGGAAGACAAATCCTGATCCAAAAACTGAACCTGGCAGCGTATGCATCTACACCAGCATATGAGACTCCAGTCAATTGCAAAGCAGAACCACCTAAGACTTTTTTAACGATGACTTATGCCAAAGGGTGCTATCTCATCAAGGAAATGGGTACCAAGACTTTCGTCGCGCTTGCTGAAACCTGCACCGAAGTATTCGATGAATCTACACTGAAAGCCATCAAATGCGAAAGACTCACTTTCCTCCCCGATGGTCAATTTATTGAACGCCCAATGCATGATGACATCAATCCAAAACCAAAGAACGATTACAAGGATTCCTTGGCTCTCTCTGTCGGAAAATGTAGTCCCTTGCTTGACTGAACCTAACGCCTCCGCTGCAACAGATAGCGCCCTCAGCACCAAAACTTTGCCCCCTGGTAAGCCCGGTCCGACTTGACCCTGCCGGCAAGCATCATCATCTCCAGTCGGTGCCTGGCTTTGATCTTGGCCTCCCGGCATGCCAGCGCAACACCCGGGTGCATCTCCACCTGACGCGCGGTTGATGGCCCGAGTTCCAACAACGCGGCCAGTATTGCCGCTTCAATTTCTTGCA